ACTTGACTACTCAATCCAAATCTCAAAACTCTTTTATGAAAGGTTTATCGAAGATAAGGAAATCTCGCTTTTTTCTCCCCATAATGTTCCTAACTTGTTTGAGAGTTTTGGCACCCCTGACTTTGATGAGTTATATTGCCGTTACGAACTGGATGAATCAATCCCCAGAACCACAATCGGAGCTCAGGAATTGATAATGGATCTCCTTAAGGAGAGATCAGAGACAGGTCGTATCTATATCATGAATATTGATCACTGTAATGACCACTCTTCCTTTAAGGACAAGGTAAGTATGAGTAACCTCTGTCAAGAGATCACTCTACCCACAGAACCTATCAATCATATTGACGCCATAGACGGTGAGATTGCACTTTGTATCCTATCTGCTATCAATGTAGGTAAGTTGACTAAGTTAGATGAGTTGGAAGACCTCTGTGACCTTTCTGTGAGGTCTCTAGAAGAGTTGATTGACTATCAAGATTATCCTGTGAAGGCTGCTGAACTTGCCACATTGGGTCGTAGATCCCTTGGAGTGGGTTATATTGGTCTTGCTCATTATCTTGCTAAGAATGGTTGGAAATACGACTCACAAGAGGCCTGGGACGCAGTACATAAACTTACTGAGTCATTCCAGTATTATCTCTTGAAGTCATCTAATCAACTTGCAAAAGAAAAAGCTCCATGTGCTGACTTCGCATCCACAAAATATGCTGATGGAATACTTCCTATTGATACATATAAGAAGGATGTCGATGAAATCACACAGGTAGGTCTATCACATGATTGGGAATCTCTTAGATCATCTATCATTTCCAACGGTCTCAGGCACTCAACACTGTCCGCACAGATGCCATCGGAGAGCAGTTCCATTGTGTCAAATGCCACAAACGGAATCGAGCCTCCTAGAGATTACCTGTCCATTAAGAAGTCAAAGAAAGGGCCTCTTAAACAAATTGTTCCATCATATAACACATTGAAGAACAACTATACTCTTCTCTGGGATATGAAGAGTAACGATGGGTATATTAAAGTGGTTTCCGTCATGCAAAAGTTTTTTGATCAAGCGATAAGCGGAAACTGGAGTTATAACCCTAAAAATTATGAAGACAATGAAGTGCCTATTTCTGTGATGGCACAAGATCTTTTAACCACATACAAGTATGGTTGGAAGACCTCATATTACCAGAACACATATGATATGAAGAGTGACGAACCTGATGATGTAGAAGAAGTGAAACCACAATTAGAAAAACTGTTCACAGAATTATCAGAGGAGGTAGAGTGTGACTCTTGCACCATCTAAACCTGACGGCATGACCGTCTTCAATTCAGAAGAAGTAGATACTAAGAAACAACCTATGTTTTTTGGTAAGCCATTAGGTGTACAGAGGTATGATTCATTTAAGTATCCAGTATTTGATAGACTTACTACTCAAATGCTTGGATATTTCTGGAGGCCAGAAGAGGTTTCGTTGCAGAAGGATAGGTCTGATTACCAGTCTCTAAGACCTGAGCAGAAACATATCTTCACTTCCAATCTAAAATACCAAATTCTTTTAGATTCTGTACAAGGTCGTGGGCCTGGAATGGCTTTCGCACCTTATTGTGCATTACCAGAGTTAGAATCTGCAATGAATGTATGGCAATTCATGGAGATGATACACTCAAAATCATATACATATATTATCAAGAATGTGTATCCCGACCCATCCGAAGTATTCGATACCATTCTCAATGATGAAAGAATTTTAGACCGAGCAAATTCAGTAACTCGGGCATACGATGAATTTATAAATGAAGCCCATCAATGGGATCAAAGTAATCTGTGGAAAGACGGATGGGAAAACTCACAAGCAAAGGACTTCGCATTAAATGAACTCAAAAGAAAACTCTATCGAGCAGTCGCAAATGTCAATATCTTGGAAGGAATTAGGTTCTATGTCTCCTTCGCATGCTCGTTTGCTTTTGGAGAGCTTAAGCTTATGGAAGGATCGGCAAAAATCATTAGCCTTATCTCCAGAGACGAAAACCAACACCTAGTTCTCACGCAGAACATAATGAAAAACTGGATGAATGGTGATGATCCAGAGATGCAACAGATCGCAGAGGAAGAAAAAAATAATGTAATTAGTATGTTTAAAAATGCAGTTGAAGAGGAGAAGGATTGGGCTGAATACCTATTCAGTGGCGGTTCTATGATTGGTTTGAATGACAAATTGTTAAATCAATACGTTGAGTGGATTGCTAACAAGAGAATGAAAGCTCTTGGTATTGATCCCATCTATGATCAACCATTAAGAAACAATCCGTTGCCTTGGACACAACACTGGATCTCATCTAAGGGATTACAAGTTGCCCCACAGGAAACAGAGGTAGAATCATATGTGGTTGGTGGTATAAAACAAGATATGAAGAAGAATTCATTCAGCGGATTCAAACTCTAATATATAATAGTACCTACAAAGTGTTTTATGCCTGATACAAAAGACAAAAAGACACCAGAAGTTGAAAAGAAGCCTGGATTTTTATCTAAGTTGAAAGACGCAGCTGAAGATAAAGAAGAGCAGATGATGATCCTGAGTACATTTGTACGGCTAGGCATCTTGGTATGGAGTGGTGCAATCTTGACGCTTGCATACGTTGAGTTACCACCAGCACTCAAAATCCCTAAACAGGATCTTGATCCGACTTTCATAGCATCAGTCTTTACAGGAGTGCTAGCTACTTTTGGCGTACAAACATCCAAGAAGGGTGGATCAAATGGTGGCGGTGGAGCAATTTCCAAAAAAGATATGGAAGTTCTAATTGAAAAAGCAGCTAACACTGCACCCGCTCAAACAATAAGAATAGAGCAAGCACCTATGGTGATTGCACCTAATAATGATAAAAAAGGTTAAAAATTATGTTACAGAAAATCGTAAATGGAATCGCTATTACTAGTGGTGTTGTATCTCTCGCCGTCGTGGGTACTGTTGGTTATGTATATGTACGGAAGGATGCAATCATCGAGAATGTTAAAGGCAAGATAATGGAATCTGTCTTACCATCTGTCGGTGGTGGAGCTCTTAGTGGAGTTGCTGGTAAGGTCGCTTTACCATCACCATCTAATCCCATGTCAACACCAGATGCCCCAACAGAACCAGTGTTACCATTAGGTTTCTAATGCTCAGGGTATGTAATGAGTGCGGTGCTACTTGGATTAATGGTCAATTATATTGGCGTGAATCTGGAAAAGAAGCCTGCCCTCATGACTTGGCAGGGTTGGTGTGTAACGTGATCGAAGATCCCGATTGCATCAACCCATGTTTGGGTTCTACCAGTGGTGTGACATGGCAACATTATCAGAATGAACTTGAAAGATACAAGGATGATGAATGATGGACTTACAAAAAATTGCAACCTACGGAAGTGCAGCAGCAGTTGTTGGAACTGGTGCGATAGTAGGGGGTGGAGCTGTTGTCGATAATCTCACAGATGGCCCTGCAAAAAGACAAGAAGTACAACTAGAACAAATAAGAACAGTAGTTAGAGAAGAGGTACGTTCCGCTTTGGAAGAAGCATGGCCAAAAACTTCTGGCCCTGTCAAAGGTTTGAGGTTGATAGTTCCAAATGCCGACAAATAATATCCCAAACATCTATACTATTAATGGTGGACTGCAATACATTCCTCCCCTTAATATTAGAGATGTTAGTGTTGTAACTGTAAACAGACCTTGGATGAGAACTCCTCCAGAGGCTATTCCTTGGAGTCCTCCTGTCACTGTGAACATAGGAGTTCCTATTGTACAGATGCCAGGATGTGTTAAGACACATAAGGAGAACGCATCTAATCCAAGTAATAAGAGTAGTAGTCTAGTAAATGATGACCCTGATCAGAATGTTGTTTTGTGTGATGGTGGTATGCCATATTATGACCCACCCGATTATCGTGCTAACGAGCTTACTTGGGAGACTGTTTATGGAGAACCAGAGGAACAAGTTAGTGGTGTAGACACAGGTGAACCACTAGCACCACCTGATGCAGATACAACACCACCCGAAACACCAAAAGAAGATAAGGAAGTTCCTTGCCCAGGCCCTGCAAACCTAAG